TCTCCCCATCCAGCATTTTGTCCGGTAAATGCGCCGACACGATATTTAGAGAATACGTATGCAATTCGTCTCTCAATCCAAAGCTTCTCTTCCTGGTAGCGGTCACCCAGCGCCTGTGTCAATGGATATACGCTGTTATATGCCTGTGTCGGATCAAGCAACCATGGGGTAATATAACCGTAAACACGGTCTTCCTGATATGCAGTGATCGGGAAATATTTTGCAGATTGATTGAAGAAGTACGATGCCATGAGGTTATAGACACTCTCATGCAGATACTGTCCGGCAATACCTTTCCTACGTGCAATAGTCTCCATTGCAGTAGCCATCGCAATCATGTTGGTGCGAAGCTCTGGCTGGAACTCAACCCATATCATGTTCCACAATGCGCTGTCAGCACCCTGGAAGATCTGTACTTCAGAATTTGTATCACCAGGCTCAACACTATACTTGACGGTTCCCTGACCGTTATTATCTGTTTTGAGAATTGAATCAAGGTCGTCCTGCTTCCACATCCACTTACCGCCCTGAACCAGTGACAAGTGTTTGAATGGATATGAGTTTTTAGCATCATTATCCTTTGCGCCTATGAGCATACAGAAGTTCTTATGCGCAAGGGTTGAATCGACATCAAAGAAATTACCCCATTCGGTACGGAACTTCAGTCTGCGTGCCGTCTTAATCTGCTCAGTAGACGGTGTAGATGTCGTCAGGTAATGGTCGAGATAGGTAAGGATATTCCACTGATAGTCAGCGGTATCTCCATCCTCACGCACAAGCTTCTCAAACTTCTCAGTCTTATTCCTGTAATACCAGATATTGTAATCCTGGTCATAGAAAGAGAGAAGCATGTTGCTCACACCGTTAGTCTTTTGGCCAAGGAACGTGCTGATGTCTGCGTTGATTGCATCGAATGAAGCGTAACCTGTAGCAGCAAGACTGTCAATATACTGGGAGCAGTGATAAACGAGATCGTATGCAGGTCTCCATTCACTCTCATATAATGCAAGGACATTGTTCCAGTCGGCCTGTGTTCCCTTTGTAGATGTCTCATACTGGCAGAAGTCGCAGTCCCATGCTTCCTCACCACCGAATGTTAATGTCTCTTCCTCTGGATCAAAGCCAACGTCAACCCATGGATGCAGGAAACGTGTACCTCTCGGATCATGGTTAGGACCCTCAATACACATGCATGATGGGTATGCTTTCTTATCATATCCGAATGATGACTTGCAACCCTTATCAGGTCCAGCAGTGTAGAGGCCAATAAACTCATAGGTTCCATTACTGAACTTCCTGAATCCCATAAACGGATATTGCCAAACCGCAATACGGTAATTGGCATTAGGCATGTGATCCTTAATGCCCATCTGTGCAAAGACATCATCGTACATCGCACATGCTCCCATCTTATGGCCCTGCGGCGACGACGCAATATTCTTTTTTGCGGTAAACCTATCTATCTTCAAATGAGCCTGACCGTTTGAACCGCCATCCATATATCCCTTCTTGCCAGTTGTTACCGTACCATCGGTATAAGTCCACACAGCATTATCTCCAAGCTTACCCCTGAGATTCCAACGGTAGTATTTTTTAGATGTGGTTCCTTGACCATCCAACGGAACATTCTCGATAGTAACGTTCCATTCTGGGTTGAATCCCCAATACTCGAACCTCATGGTACAGTTGATCGTCACCTGATTGTTGAATGAAGGAATCTCATCATCAGATTCAATAACCATACAGTTATAGCCCATTGCCTTACACAAATCGTAGGCAACTGTGGCGCCATCCAATATGTTATCCTTTTCACGGATGAGGGCACGGTTAAACTCCACACCGTCAATAACCGCATTCAGGAAGTTGGCCTTCACAGCCTGTCCTTCCAATGGGAAGTCGTAGGCCCTTAACATATACAAGTAGCAGTCAGTCTTATCCTGACCGAATATCAGGCCACCACTGCCAAAAGTAGATGTCGAACCGAAGCTGAATGATACATTGGCTATACCGTTGATGTAGAGTGAAGCAAGGTTACGGCCATTTACACCTGCATAATTCTTCTGCAAGACGAGGCAAATGTGGGTTATTGAATCCTCACAAAGTCCACATGACTGAAGGATCTCAGAACGCTCCTGTGTTCCAAGTACAACCACCTGAGTAGGATAGACTATGATACCCTCCACATTGCTGGAAGCGTTTGCAGTTACGAAAGACAATATAGGTGTATCGTAATCGGCAATGTTGGAAGAGCGAACCATAAACTCCAACGTCATTCCCTGTTCGCCCATCAGCGACATAGGTGTGAGCGTAGGAGCCTGTACCGAACAACCTGCAGCAGCCACAAATGCCTTATGTCCTTCAGGGTCTGTAGCATGACCATCAGTAGACCATGCAAAACCTGAAGTGATCATCGGATAGTCTGTCTCAGTTGCATTAGGAGCAGAGTTACGCAAACTCTCACGGTCAGCCTCAGTATTTGTCCTGAGTGCTTCGTTAATGTATATCTTAGCTCCAGGAGTAGCCAGGAATGCGAGTGAGTTGTCAAGTGGCATTGAAATCGTATGGCTTCCACCTGAGTTTCCAGCTCTCTTGGCCGTTGCAGTGGCAAAGAAAGCACCCTCAGAAGCCTCGGTGTCGACTTCAAGTGCGGTAGAATATGCATAGGTCTGGCCATCCTCAACAGCAATTACCTGGGATGGAAGAACATACTCAGCATCAGAAGTAACACTTGAAGAAATCTCAACACTGTCAGCATTGATCACGGCATAACTGAAGAGCGTGGACTGAGTGAAGTTAACAGCTGCAGTGGCCACATTGTTGATACATACCAATGGTGTGTTGTCAACGGCGCACATGATGTTAAACTTGATATGCTCAGTAGAAACACCCTCACCAGTCATCCAAAGCTCAATGGTATGGATGCCTGATTCCTCAGTATCTGGGAAACTTGATGCCGGCAATGTATAGCTTGTAGATACAGTGGCATAGTTCTCGTTTGCCCTGTATGTCTGTGTCCATTCATTGTCTCCAAGCTTGATATGCAAGGTCTTGATGATTGAACCGTTGAAGTATATGTTGTTGATAACATAGGGTTCGCCGACATTCCACGGATTGTACCATGTATGATTACAGTTAAGGGACAGACTGGTAAGAGTTGCTGTAAGGATGGATGTCTTTGTCTGGCCTGATTCAGTACCTGTAACAGAGATCCTGATACGGTTGCTTCCAACTGCCAAATACGGACGTACATCAAATGTAGCCGAGCTTCCTGAAGATATGTTGCCATTGAAGCGGTTGACATAACCTGTACCAGTATCAATAGCAACGATATACGTATAGTTCTCGGGGAAGTTTGTGCCAGCCTCTCCGATAGAGCCTGACTTTGATGACGGATATATTGTGAGATACTTGTTCTGATCACCAGTAAGAACTGAGAATACCGGGTTTTCATCAACCGTGAAGTCAACGTAGTAAATTGTACCTGACAGCGTTAATGAGTCAATAACGGTTCCCCCCTTCTCATCATAGAAATAGATGGTTCCCTGACGGTATTCAGAATGACCATACCTACTTGAAACAATGGTGGAAAGAGTTGAACGTAAATACGATAACTGCTCCTTTAAGAAATTCTCAATCTCAAAACCTGCGTGGCCTTCCCACAATTCAGTAATATCTGTTATCTCTGCCATTAACTGTTATTATTTCTCCATAAATCATCTCCAAGCCAAGGTCTGTCAGATTTCCAGACACCGGACCCGAAGCAACTCCTGATTAACTGCCAGATGAACAATCCGTTGTACCACATCTTAGTGACCGCTGCACCGTCAATGATGATATTCCACATCTTCTTACCGTTAACCCAGATCATTCTCTCTCAATGCTATAATATGTTACACCCGGCTCCCATGTACGGTTAGCGATCATCTTAGCCATGGCCGCATCCGTTGTGAGTACCTTACGATCACTCAGCAATGATTCATTGTAGAGGTTGATATTGTCCACAATGCAATTCCACGAATCCGTATTAGCCAATGCGACCTGACCGTTTCCATCGACTGAAAGCGGTGCCAAACCTCTGAGATTGTTCGACTTAGCAACAAATACAGATCCGTAGTAAGATACAATGCTGTTCGTCTTGTAAGTCTTGTCGTTAGTATATATGCCCATCCAGGAAGTGGTCGAATCAGTAGAAGTGTTGGTGTTGTAGTCCCCCGGATCTGGCAACTCAATACCATCACGCATAGCCTGAACGACAGCGCATACATACTCATCAGTAGCGAATCTGAAAAGCTTAGTATCAAGAAGGCTGACATCTAACAACTGGACATTCGGATCGGTCACTGAATAACTGTTAAACTTGGTATCGAGAACACCAGTGTTTGAATCGAAATCAGCATCCGAGATATCCTTATTGTCAGCCTTGAACTGGTCGTACAGATTCTCTCCTATATCGGTATGGTGGACAACTGAATTGATATACTTTGTCACATCAACACCAGTCGTCGGGTATCTGTAATACTTTCCAGGGCCGCAAATTGCCAATAGCTGAGCAGCCTGATCCTCATTATCCGAAACAATGAAGTCAGTGCTGGAAGCTGAGAACAAATTGACCTTATATGATTCATCTTCACCTTTGATTACCAAAATCCTGTAACTGCCATCAATATTGACCATGGGGAGCTGACAGGCCTTTATCTCTACAGGCTCACTGCCATAAGTAGTCCTGCAAAGACAATCCAGCGCACTCGGGATGGCCGGCTTATACTCATGAACATTATGGTACACACCATCGACATTAGTGACAAACCTTATCTTGAAGGCACTGTTCTCAGGATGATACAAAGCCTTAATGTAGATACTGAGAACCACATCACTGCCTTCAGTCTCCTTAAAGTCAACAAGATTCAGGTTATTGTATGGTATGACGACATTCGCATAAAGAAGCTGGTCTGTGTCAAACAACTTATCCCAAACGACATCGTAATAGACAATGCTTTTCTGAACATTGCCCATCAGTACGTCGCCTGACATAACGTTTAGCATAATATCTTGCTCCATCTCAGCTTTTTATTATTTAATAGTCAGCTGACATGGAAACAGTTGTGAGAAAGTTTCAACTAAGCACCTGTCAGGCTTTTACAGGTCTTTAAAACAGCAACCAGTGCTACCAAAGGATCTGGTGCACCGATATTCAGTTCACAGCATATCTTCAATGCATCACTGAGAAGGTTACAGGCATTGTTGACCTCACCCTTGATAGCGACAAACATAGGGGCAGCAGCAGGTGCGGCGAATCCACTTCCAGCCGTTGCGGTTATTCCTGCAAACTGGGTAGGTATGTTGGTAAGTATCTTATTGACAGCCATAAACTTAGAGGAAACTTCTCCAAGCTTTATCTTATAGAACCTCTTGACATCTTTCTTCTCAGAGCCATCAGGGTTCTTAGTCCACACATCTATAACCGCCTTGATTTCCGCTGAGGTAGGGTTTGATTTTCCCTGCTGCTTCAACAGGTTCTCAGCAGATTCATTCATTACCGCATCAATATCAAAGCTTATTCCACCAGAATTAAGCTCATCAATCAATTCCATCGTCTTATCTAAGCTTGCCATTATTTCCCGATTTTAACCGTTTGTGACTTGAATGTCTCTAACTCTGATGTAAGCGCTGCAATGTTCGCTGCGGTAGACAAGGGACTTCCTGCAGCAGTGGCCGTAGATACAAGCTGGATGAATTTGGTAAGGAACTGGCTCAGTTTCTCGTACAATACGGCTGAGTATGTCTCTCCATTGATCTTTACCATTCCATCATCACTCACATCTATGGTTCCCTGACCGTTAACGCTGATGGAATACTTATCCTCAGTAATATTGATGGTAGCCTTGTCATTGACGTTTATCTGAAGTCCTTCTGCAGTCTGCTTTATAGTAGTTGCGGAATCCCCGGACTTGACGACATCTATTATCTTGTCCTTCTCATAGTTCGTTTCCGAACTGTTCTCCTTCTCTTCAAGTTCGTAGTAGTCCTTTTCCAAACCCTCAGAATCATCGGAAAACTCCTCATGCTCCTTTACACCGATCGTAACCTTCTCATGGGATTCAACCATAATTTCCTGAGCATCAGTATAGGCTATGACATATTCATCCTTCGACTTTGGATCTTTCGCTATGATGACATCAGAATACATCAATGGAACAATCCTGAATCCGCAGCATGGCTTAGTAAGGCCATTGAGCAAAACACCGTAGTGTACACCCAACGGCTCCAAGTTCGGTGTTTCATTGTCTGTAAAATCCAATTCCTGAACATCGACAGTCCATCTCAGGCTCTCATCTTCCTCGTCCCCAAGATGCACTCCACAAACATATCCTCTCAGCTTCTTAGTGCCAAGGACATTTCCTTCCTTGTCGAGCATGCCCTGGAGCGCCATACTCCTTACGGATTCCCTGAAAGTGTTGATCTCCTTATTTATTCCACCCCTTAAACTCATTCGATAGTCCTTTCTTTGATTTTAAAGTCCATAAGTCTATACGGCAGCTTCAGCTCTCTTCTGAATCCATCAACACCGAAACGAGTTGTCACAGATTCAACGATATAATAACCATTCTTCTCAGGCTGCCTCCTGTCTGACAAACTTATGATGTCTGCAGGTTTGACCATCTTATCACCAAAGATCGTAATGCTTCCACTTACTCCATTAGGAGAATATTGCTTCCAGTATAACTTAGCCTCTTCAGCAAGGTCATCTGGAGTGTGAGCAGAATTTGAGTGATATTGGACAGTCAGGTATTTAGACAGGTCTACCTTAGACTTTAATTTTTGGCCTATGACAGTACCCCTTTTTGATTTTAATCTCTTCTTTGGCCTTACCGTCCTTTCATTAACTATATCCCATGAATCACTCTTATCTCCACCTCCAGGACTTTTTCTTAATGTCAGTTTAAATGCTTTGTTATCTGTTGTCACACCATCAGCGACAATGGCAAGGAACTGCTTGTCAACCCTGCTAATCTGAAGGCTATCCTCGGCAACATCATAATCACCGGTTATCGTAGTGACTGCGCTGACACCATCGTTATAACTGATGTAGTTAGGATTTGATGCTTGCAATCCTCCGTCACCATTATAATATGCCTTACCGATCCTGAGCATGGAAACTCCGTTCTCAAAGTTCTCCATATAGGCCATAACACCAGCCTTCTGCCATGAGGTAATGACATCGGCGACCGTAAGGTTTTCTGAGATGTCCACCTTACCGATCTCAATCTTCATTCCCCTTGAAGCAGGTGCAAGTGAAATTCCTGTGTCCTCCAGTAACTTGAACTTTCCATTTGAACTGAAGAAATCGTCAACGGTATAGTTACCCTTTGTGACGAGGTTCTTGCAACTCTTCTTCTTCAATACGGTAGCCATATTCTCACACTCAATTTCAAGCGGAGAGGAAACTGAGCATCCGGTAATGATACCTGTGAATATCATCTTCAGCTCAGGTGGGTTATCCTCATAGATAATCTCATCGGCACGATACGGCTTATCTCCGTAGACATATCCGCAACGTATCTGAATACGGTTTCCAATGGCAAAATCATTAGGGGTTGCAAGATGTGCGTCTCCACCCCTGGAAACACGAATAATACCAACATCATCACGCACTGCCTGGATCGGTGTGGTATGCATGCCGTTATCATATATGCCAGATCCGGGAACCATAAGGTCGCCGTTCTGTGTAGCCTCATTAAGGTTCTTCTCCTTGTTGAGATCTGTCTTGTTACCAGTAGTCACACTGTTCGGATTCTCCAGTTTTGAAACGATTGTTCCCCTCGGAAACCTGATGACACACCTGCCAAGAAGATCCTTATATGATTCAGTAACCTCAATGCTCTCAACCTCATGGAGATAAAGGCAATTATATATAGAAGGTATCTTCCACCAGTCAGGCGATGGTGCGTTCCATACCTTTATCTGGCAAACCAATACGGCCAAATCATCTTTCTGTTCCTCTGCCATACTACAAATTGCTTAATTGATTGTCAAGTATTCCGGTAGCCAGTGCAAGTCCCTGAGAAGCTATGTTCACTGATGAGTTCTTCAGTCCATCAACCTTATCCTTCAGAAGCTTGCTCCATGAATCCTCATCATTTGTAGTTGTATTGACCAACTCCTGGTTGATGATAGTAATGGCATCCTCATTGACCATAACCTCCTTGTCAGGCTGGATTCCAACAGCAGTGAATGAGTATTGCTGGGATGACTTGTAGCCCTCCCTGGGGGTAAGGTTGAAGTTCTTGATCAGTACCTTTCTTATACCGAACTGATCAAGCATTTGGTTGTTCACCTCAACGACACCCTTATATTGCATGACCTGGATGAATTTCTTAACCTCCTCTTCAGGGTATACGTCAGGCATGTTACTACAGATCGTTCCACTTACAGAGAAGTTTATGTCACCATTGCTTACCAGTTCCTTCCTGCTATAGTCACGTCCCTGAACCCTTGTCAGGATAATGTTCTTGTCAGAATCTATCGAAACAAGCGCTGCAGTATCATACCAGACCAATGTGTCGCTCTGGAATGAACTTGTCTGCCAGCCTGAAGGTGATGAAGGATCTGGGTTGAATACGTTCTGATATACGGTGATCGGTGTCTTCAGGGGGATTCCAAGCATCAGGGCATCGATACACACGTTTCCATAATCGTCCAATGCCAATACCGTATTACCCTGGGTGTTGGTTCCTGAAGCGTTGCCTGAAGACTTACTGTTGTTGACAGTCATCCTGCCATATCTCTTCTCATCATTGACATGGTGCAGGGAAATGATGTTGGTCCTCGCAGCATTTGAGGCCCTTTCCCTGATCTCCTCCTGCTTCTTGTTGCCGAGGAATTTCTTGTATTGCTCGATAGCAACACTTGACAACGACTGGGCAGCTGCACCGAAAGCGCTCCTTGCCAAGACGTTGATGATACTGCCACCAGCCTCATACTGATAGTAGAACCTCAGCCCATGCTTATATTTCTGATGGTCGGCCAACACACCCTCGATGGCATTGATGAGCATGCCTGAAGCCTGTGCCGTTACAGCGTCCGTGACCGTCCATGTCAAGTTACCTAATATGTTTGCCATTCTATTAAAAAATAGATGTAGTGGTTTGCTGAAGTGAGCATTTAATTGTTAAAAGCGGTTAAATGTGATTTTTGTTCAACCGAAACTGGGGTTGGGTGACTATTAAAGAGTGAGTGGTGAAGGCATGATACATTATTAAAAATACATATATTTCATAAACCCAGCACCCCAATTCATCACTCACGCTGGGTTTATTTTTTGCTGTTAAGGCACAACCATGATGCTATGGCATTTTAGATAAGTGGTTGTAAAACAAGGGACACCCGTCAATAATCGGGCTATGCGTTGAGATTACTCCGCACAGAACAGAAACCAAGATGTTGGTAAGGGACCAATAAATGCCTTTGGATGATCAAAACGTGTCGTCAGTGGAGATAATTTCATGAAAACGGGCACAGTATTGTCGAGGGGATATTCATAGATACTTCCAGGGCGATCATCCGAGACCGGCTACTGTGAAGGCTCCAAAGCCGGAACCGAAATAGACGCCATCAGCTCTGCCGGAAACGAGATTTAACGTAAGGCACCTGGTGGGACTCGGATAGGTGGAGGCGGAAAATGGATATTCCGTATGGGACTAAGAATCCCCAACCGAGTGCAGAGTGTACCATTAACACGAAGCCGACAGATGGGCCGATGGTGAATAATAGGCATAATCTGGAGAGTAACAGGTCTTGACCATGGTAAAACATGGTTAGGACTAAATGTCTCTCCTCTAAACCTTCAGGTGAATATTAATAATAAAAAAGAAAAGTAAAAAAGAAAAAGAAACAAAAATATGGAAATTTCATAAGTGATTAAGGTAACTTTATAATAATAATATATATATACTTATATGACATTTTATGGTGATGAAATAGGTGAACGTCCGACTAAATTGCAGGTAGAAACTTATATATCGGGAAAGGGTTTATTCGTAAATCCTGATGATGTATTTAAATACTGGGATGAAAAGGGTTGGGAAACAAAGAAAGGTGTTCCAGTTAAAACCTTAGAAACTGCAATCAATATCGTTAATAGTATTGCTGTTTGTAGACATATAAGGAATACATATAAAAGAGTGTTAACACCTTATGGTACAAGGCATTACAAAAATGGGTTAAACAATGTCTTTGAATGCGTAAGTGAGGTAAATTACAGCAAGGAAAAGACAGAATACTCAGCTTGGACTGATGGCTCCTGTGACAACCTCAGCAGTATGAGACCTGGAGGAAGCGCCTATGTCATATATAAAGGAAACGAGATCGTAAGAGCCAATAATTATGGTTGCATACATACCTCCAATAACCGGATGGAGATGCTTGCCATTGTCAGTGCAACGACATACACACCAGAGGGTTCAAAATTGGATATTTATACAGATTCTCAGTATTGTATTAACGTGTTCTCAGGTAAGTGGAATGCAAAGGTAAATTTGGACCTTCTCGATAAATTCAATCAGGCTGCAAGCAAACTTGAACGTGTTGTATTTCACTGGGTAAAGGGGCATAATGGAGACCTGAATAATGAGATGGTTGATGATATGGCCTACTCAGCATATATAGATCAGGTTAATAAGTATGGGCTTCAAGCAAATAAAAAGCTATTTCAATCTTAATATTATTCATATTATTCATATTTACTATGTTCAATGCACAGCGGTGCAATATTTTGTTATTATAAATGTTCATTTGAATTTTATTCCACCAGGCCGTAGTGATTATGCCCTGGTGTTTTTTATTTGATTGTTTACAAATGTATAATATTGCTAATAAACCTTTCTGGTGTGTGTGATTTTGATTGAAATTAGTACTTTTGTATCAGTGTTTACCTTATAACTATAATGTATATGAAAAAATTATTTGTCTTATTTATCCTGTCAATCCTTTTGGTTTCCTGCAACAAAGAACAGCCAAAATGGGAGTATAAGGTCATTTGCATTGAGGGAATCGAATTTCCATTAGGTGCCGGATTGAATTATAGGCATTTTGAAGATCCGACAAGTGAACTTAATAAAGCCGGTGCTAACGGTTGGGAACTTGTTGATGTCTATACTGAGGTTGATACTGATTTTCCAAATTTCGGAGATCAGGAATATCATACAGGAATAAAGTCAAATACAAGAACGAAAAAGGTCTTTTATGTGTTTAAGAGATTGTGTAGAAAGAATGGTAATGGCCAGGTGACTGCTCAGAAAGAAGCAGAGGATTCTACGGCGGTTGATACTGGCTATTATCCTGTGGATTCTACGGCGATTGGGTTGTAATTATGGATTTAATGTTTTGATATGAAGAAGAATATAATTATTATTGTTTTATCAGCTATCTTAGTGGCTATATGTTTTTTTGTATATTATAACTATCAGTTAAGGCATGATGAAGAAGTGGCAAGACGTCTTATGGAATCTGAAATGCCAATGACAAAGCAATTAGAAGAGCAGCGTCATAAATTAGATACCATTGGAAGAGAATATATAAATCTAAAAATAGAAGAAGGGCAATAATGCCCTTCTTTCATATTAAGATATATTGTCTTGATATTGCTCATTAATAATTCCAAATGCATTGACCAATTCTTTTCCTACAATATCTGAGAATAACTGTGCACTATCTCTGTCAGTGCCCATTACGCTATCTATATGTATATTCACAGTATTGTTTGCCAGTGGCTTAATATTATTATTATTGGATTGGCTGTTTTCAATAGGCTTAAACGGAATTTGATTAACACCGTATTTCATTGAGTTAACGATCTTTTTCCTATTATCTTCTACATCGTTAAACCAGTTCGTATTTAATTTCATTCTTCCCGGTCTTCTGATTGAAGATGGAGCATTGCCTTCCCCTGTGGTTTTTAATATTGGAGCGGACATTGGCCCGGCCATAATCTGCATTTCATTTCTGAAATTATTTAAAACTGCACCTGCATCAAAATTTCTGATATAATCAATCAATCCTTCTAAGTATTTTCTGACACTTTCCAATCCCTTTAGGTTTGGATCATTGCTAATATACTGAGCAATTCCAGTAAGTATCTTTAAATGATTTTCTGTAGTATCGGCGAAATTAATATGAGATTTTTTCAAATCCTCATAGAATTTATTCCAATTCGCAGTGCCATTTTTAAATTGCAAAGTTGCTCCATTTAAATCGGCAAAACTGATATTTCCTAACGCAGAATCAAGTCCCTCAAACCATTTTTTACTATATGCTTGTGAATTTTCAAGATTATATTTTCCAAATAATCTGGCCGAATCATTCTCATAACCATTTATGTAATAATTCAGCATATTCCATATAGCCATATTAGCTTGCTTGGAATTTAATATATCTCGATAGCGTAATGTACCAAAGTTTTTGTTAGAGATATCAATGCCTTTCGTATAATCAAAACTATCTCTAATTTTATAGAGATTGTTCATCAACTCTTTATAACTCGAATCTCTTTGATCCGATGGTAATTTTGACCAATCTTCTAATAATTTAGACGCTTTATCTTTGGCAGAAATATAAGCATTTGATTGTTGTGCAATTCGATATACAGCACCCTTCTCAAATTCTTTTCTAACTTCTTCAGGAGAACGGCCGATGTTTTTGCTGTAATAATCAAATTGATCCTTAAATTGTTGGTCTCCGTAATCTGTACCATACATATATTTTGCGTATGGTCTGATGAAAGTGTTATAGCGATCAGCAAGTATTTTTGACCCCTGTGTGCTTCTAAATGGAATATTATATATTGAGCTTATTCCATCCATGTGCTGAATTTGTGGATTATATTTACTGGCTGACGACATTTTTTCAGTGCCAGTAATTTTAGTATTTATATACTCTCTTCCAACTCTATCCCATTTTTCCTGTTGTCTTTGAATATTTCGTGTATACGATCTTTCTGATTCATTTAAGCTCTCCCTTACTTCTTTGTCATTCTGGAACTTTTTGTACAATGCATATCCAGCACCAGCCAATCCACCTAAAGCCATCGTAGCCAATCCAACAGGGCTGAGAAGCATACCGAATCCAGTAGCAAGCTTTGTAAGTATATTCGTAAGTCCATTTGCCAAGGGAGATAATGACAGTCCAAGAGAAGCTGCTGTAAGCGCTCTTCCGGCATTGAATCCCCTGGCCATGCCAGCACCAGTCCTTCCCCAGTACCCACCTTTATAATTGTGGCCATATATTCTTTGATATCTTGATAATGCATCGGCTCTTGTTACAGGCGACATACGATTCCTGAGACTGGCAACAGTTTCAGCTTCTTTTTTTGCATGATCTACAGCTCTGAGTCTTGCATTACCCATCCAGTAAATTTTTTGTCTTTCATCTGGATTATCGTAATACTGCTGTTCCATTCTATAGCTCAATCTGTTGGCAATTTGCTCATATCGTATCTGTCTTGCCTGAGCAGCGGCAAATACACCACCGAGTAATGCAGATCTTCCAGCAGCCAATTTTGTTGCTGAACTTGCGGCAGCTTTTCTTGAAACGCTTCTTGTTAATGAAGCGCCGGTTAAACCTGATGCAACAGCAGCACTTGCACCTCTTGCGATTCTTGCGCCTCCAGTATATCCGGCCAATCGCAACAATGGACCTCCAACGGTATTGATAAGTTGCTGGATAGGTGTAATAATATAGCTACCGATCATGGTCATGGTAAACTGGAATGCAAGCATAGCCTTTATAAGATTTGGCATAGAACCGACAAACCTTGCCCCCCATTTAGCAATATCTCCCATAAAACTTGCCATACTGAGCATAACGTCAAATACAGCTTCAAGTGACTTTATGGTCTTAGGCTCTGCAAGGATTCTTCTGAATTTATCCAGCATATCCATAATCTTCTGCTGGTTCTCAGGCTTCTCAAAGATCTTCAGCATGTTCTCAGTGAACTGGGAAGATACCTGCGCCCACTTTCCACGGACATTGTTGATACGTGCATCTCTGATACTCTCAGCTGCACCATAGGAATTGTAGTTACTGTCCCTTAATGCCTTTACCTTAGTGATGTTCTTAGCCAACTGTGTTGCACCTGCAGCTGATGTTACACGGAACAGGTTGCCCATTATGTCAGCAAGTGATTCACCAGCCTTTCCGTTTACAGGGACCTTCTGTGAAATCTGATCAAGAATATCAATGACATTCAGCCAATTACCATTTCTATCTGTTCTTGTGACTCCGAGTTTTGCAAGTTTATCCCATGTGGCTTGTTGTGTCTTTGATGGCTTATAGATGTTATTCATCATCATGCGGAGTGTCGTACCAGCCATAGAACTTTGAATACCGGCATCACTCATTACACCAACCAACGCCATCATGTCCTCCAGTTTCATACCTCTTGCAGCAGCAATCGGGGCAGCATACTGAGCAGCCTCGGCCAGCTGAAGCATGTTGGTATTTGACTTGGTGAAGGTATTGGTCAGGACATCAGAAGCTCTTATGAAGTCCCTCGGTGTTCTCATCTGGAAGGCTGTCATGATGTTTGTCATCTTATCTGCAGCCGTTGGAAGATCAATATCGCCAGCCAAAGCGATGTTAGTCACAGGCTTAATTGCTGCATTGATCGTCGGGATATCCATACCAGCCATTGCAAGATACTTGGCAGCACCGGCAACTTCAGGAGCAGTGAACTTAGTAAGCACACCTTCCCTGCGGACGATTCTCTCCATGTCTGAGATATCATCTTCAAAGTTATATCCATTATAGCTTCTTCCAAGAATAGCCCTTGTGGTTGTCATCATGTTCTGATAGTCGACTGACTGTGAGAATGAGTTTCCTACGGCACCCATTGCACCACCTACAGCCATCATCATACCCATACCCTTTGCCATCTCAACGACAGCCGGGGTACGTGCTCCAAATGAGGTGTTACCCGTGAATGGATATAATGCACGCTTGGTTGCATTGAATACACTGCCATCGTATATGTTTCTTACATTTACAGGGTTTCTCCTTGTTCCTGAAGGAACTACGCCCGGCATTGATGGGGGTGGTGTCGATCCACCGTTACCTGAAGGATATACACCAGGTTTTGGAGTTGAAGATGTTCTTGCAGCACCAGCCCCTGAAGTAGGTATTGTTCCACCTACAAAGTTACCCTTTATGTTTATCGGTCTTGCATTGGCTATGTTCTGAAGTTCAACCAGTGCTCTTCCGAAACTGAAACGTAAACCAGATTGGTCGAATGTGCCCTTAACCTTTACACGATGCTGGTCAGCCAACTGGTTCAGACCTACGACAGTCCTTCCAGCACCGAATCTGATACCTGCCTGATTAAACCGTCCACGTACCTGAATCGGTCTTTCATCAACCAATCCCTGTGTCCTGTACAATGTCTGGTTTGCACCGAATGCCACATCTCCACCATTGAATGCGCCCCTATAGAGTATCGGCCTTCCATTTACCAATTCCTGGACACGATGTCCGGTCATGCTTGCACCGAATGCGACATTACCTCCGTTGAATGCACTTCCATAATTGATTGGGGTTGTAGGGATCTGATAGATACGTCCAGCCCACATAGATGGGCTCTGAATACCTAACGGCACAGTTGTCCGTACAGGAGCGGATGCCTTTTTAGGTGTGGCTGTTGTCTTTGGCTTTGCGTTTGATGCCCTCCAGTTATCGTAATTCTGTTTGTCTTGTGTGTACTTTTGGTTAAGTGGCCTGATCAGTTTTTCGATTGGTGTGTCTGCTGGCAATCCCAAAGCTTTTGCTGCTACGCTACCGAGAACACTGGCTTGCTCAGACATTTGCTTAGACCAAGTGCCATTTGATTTTGCATAGGCCAGTTGCTTTAACTGGTCTATTAAGGCCTTGTTGTTTTTCAGCTCATTTGCACTCGGTATATTTGACGGTCTTTTATTCGGTGTCCTCTTTGTTGCCTGTGTTCCAGTAGGTGCACCGCCAAAGAATATAGTCGCTGCCTCTGCCTTTAATTGAGCTATTTTAGCCCTTATCTTTTCTATTGCAGCACCAGTATTGTCCTTTGCATTGAAGGTTATCTTATAGGTCTGGCTCTTAGGCATATTGGCAGTGACCTTGTTATATTTGCTAATAGCCTTTGACATTTGATCCAGTATTTTGGCATTCTCAGCCATATTACCGGCTACATTAACCGATGTCTTAATGGCATTCGGTGCCGTTCTACCAAGCACAGTGAGCTTGTCTGAAATGTCACTTATGGAACTTGTAAGACTTTCTTTCTGTGACTTTAAGACGTTCAGTCTCTTTTTTAATGCGTTTAATGTCTTGTCAGAGGTGGAATTTTGTGCATTGGCACTTCTCACATTCTGCTTCTGAATATCCCTCTCTATCTTGTCAATATCCTTTTGTACGATGGGAATTGATTTCTGTACATTGGACAGTTGCTTCTGCAGGGACTTTTCTTCTTTGAGCATGGTTTCACGCATCGTGTTTGTCCATGAATCCCTTCCACGTATTGCACGCTCAAACTCCTTCTTAGATCCGGACAATGCAGCCTGGATCATGTTTCTCATGTTTCCTGCAGATATTTCAACGGCATGTTCCATCAGCCTCAGCTGGGCCTGGAATGTCCTCATATCAACACGGGGTGAGAATGATTTCATGACACTGTTCATCCTCTCAGCATATTGCGTAAGCGTCTTGATCTGAGAGTTGAACTTTTTCATGTGGTTGCCGTTGCCAAGCTTCTCAGCTGCAGCAGCCAGATTATTCAGGGTTGTCTCTGCACCGTCTGCAACGGCATTGATATTATAGACGACGTTATATGTCTTGAAGTCTGCCATTATCTTGTTGATTAATTACCGTTTGTTGTATAAAGTTCCTCCAGGTTGATCTGAGAGTTTGTGTTTGCCGGGATGACCGAGTATCTTATCCTGATCTCATCAGTATCTATCACATTCTGCTCGTCATCGATATCCACGAACCTGTCCTTGATCTGCTGCTGTCCCCTCGTATTCACCAGTTTCTGATCCAATGCGTTAAGGATCATGTTTGTGAACATGGTGATTGATGTGGGCGAGATCTTCCCGGTCGTAGGATCTATCAGTATATTGGAGTTAATGAAAGGCAGCAGTACAGCCCTGACAACTCTCTTGCACTTATGGATAACCCTGTTGAGTGCAAGTGTCTGATAATCCCTCTCAGATAGCGTCTGGTCGTTGCTGAAGTACAGGCATGCCTCCTTTGCCCTGTATCTCGTAGGAAGTATGTAGCCGTTCAGTGAGAGTATGTTGGCCCTGGTGAAGCATATCTTGTCAATAGGGTTATAGATCTTCTCCACGATGTCACCGAAACCAAGCTCAGGATTGTTCACGTCATCGTTCTTGTTCAGGTCATAGTTGTCGACATACCCTATGCTTTCCTCTGCAGGTGCGAGATAGCAGCATGCCATTGCCAGTCCGATGAAACCTACAGGGCATTTCTTGTAGTTATTGTCCTGCATCTGGTGTACCTTTTCAGTTCCGTCCTGTCCGAGCAGTATGGAGATCTTCGGCATTTCAAGATCCAGGGCATAGGGAATCTTCTTGTAGTTAACGACATAATCTTTGTCACCGTCAAGCCATGCTGTATTGGCACAAAGGATAATACTTAACGGTGATGAACTGTCAGTAGGCTGGTCAATCATTCCGCAAAGCTCATCAGTCTGAACCTTGATGTTGCTGAGAAGTTCGGTAAAGTGATAGTCACCTTTCTTATCCTTGTTCCATAACGGTTGCTCAGTCCATATTCCTATCTGATATATCGCACCCTTTGCCTTCAGTTGCATCTGCTGGATGATGTCGAAATTGTCCGTACAGTCCGAAAAGGCAACGTAGACGGTAGCCTTTGTATTGATGTAGTTGTAGAACTGGGAAAGGTGGTAGTATGGGACACCGCTGAGGAACCCGTTGTCGGCAATTCCCAGTTCCTCTGCATCCTCCATGCTTGTTATTATGTTGACCTGGCTGCCACCGAAATACTGGTTGATGATCGGGTAGTCATCAAATACATTCTCCCTGTTACCGATGTCAAAGATGAAGCCGCAGACACTCTCATCTATTGATATGTTGACTATTGACGGATCTTGCTGAAACTTGTCAAGCGAGACGTAACCTAATCCTGGCATTTGATAAATATTTAATATTTATATATAATAGTTTAGGCGCCCCAAAAGAGCGCCTTAACCTTTAAAACAACACATGAAACAAATGAAAACTGTACCTTATTTTTTCTTACTTCCACCGCCAAGCATTCCCAGTGCGTTAGCCTGTTGTGTGATTATCATCTGCTGATGGACCCATGCTGCGTTCTCAGACCAGAATGCGAAATCATCAAATGACATGTTATCCCAGTTCAGGTGAGGATAGTAATGGGCGGTAAGTGCAAAGCGTTGACGAAAATAATCCCCTTCGCCTATTTTCCAACGCTCTATAGATTTACCAGTTCACCGTCACGGGAATCGATGATGCTGGAGAGCTGTGGCATCAGACCATAAAGGAACAGGTCCTCGTTGTCGATCAGCTCCTTGTCGCCATCCACGAATACGTTACGTGCAAGCATCTGGTTAGCCTGGACGATATCCTTCTGCATGAATGACATATACTGGGAGAACTGCATCAGGTTAGGCTGGACAAAGTAAGCGATGTAAAGAGGCTTCTCGTCACTTTCCCAACCCTTTACGGCGATAACGAATACACGACGCTTGTGGGTTTTCTGAAGCTGGTTCTTCTTCTCAGCGATCTGTTCTCTCATGGCAAGCGTGATCTCTCCACTGACCATTCCGTTCACATTCTCAGTCTTTGCACCTGGTGCCTGACTGTTCATATCTTCGTACATCATATCTTAAAAATTAATTTTATAAAATCAATTAATAATAGCTGTACTGGAGATGTAACGGTTTTAATGTGATTGTTAAAAAATATAAAAGGAGCGATCTCTCGCTCCTTTTGAAACTATTATGGAAACTTTTGACGTACAAAGTCCATTACTTGCTGTACATCTCATGGCTCCAGCTTGTAGCACTGTTGGCAACCTTCGGAGTGAAGATACGGTACGGGTGCAAGTCAAACTGACGTGGGAGAGATGTGTCATCCTGGTTAGCGTCCATACCGCCACCAGTCAAGATACAGCCCATCAATGTCACGGTCTCGGTGGTGATGTTCTGTGCAAGGTCGTTCAGCCAACTGATGATCAGGTTGAACTCACCAAGTCCGAGCAATGTTCCGTCAGTTGATTTCTCACGGAGCATAACCTGCGTGCCATAAGGGATAGTCATGGAAGCCTCATAGGTAACGTTACCGAAACCACGCTTTCTTGGCTGTCCTCCAAGGCCATATACATTATCAACCTTACGCTCTGCATTCCAGGAGATTGCAGTACAATCTACGAACAGGGGATTCTGTGCGCTCTCGCCCGAAAGGTTGGTCTGAAGCTGAATCATACTCCAGCTATACTCGACATTATTAATTACTGCTGCCATTATATTTGTTTTTTATTTGTTTAAGAAGCAGAAACGGTTCGGGTGAAGCCTTCTGTTACATAGATACCTGATACAAGACCCAGTGGTACGAGACGGTAGTCGATGTGAAGCTCGTCATTGTCCAAGATGTTCTGGTTAGGATCGATTGTACACTGACGACCGCTGATCTGAGGTGTACGGTTGTCTACCGGAGAAATCATGTTCATGTCAAGGGCTTCAAGCACGACATTCTGGAAACGAGAGACATCGTTTGATGAGAGGGTTCCCGAAGAAGCATCAATCTCAATGGTGGAGTTGACGTATGGGAGCAATGCACGGCGCACAACTCTGCGGCTCTTGTGGATCACACGGCCACGTGCGATTGTACGGTAGTCGCTGTCAGCTGCCAGTGTCTGGTCGCTGGAGAAGAAGATGCCGTTCTCCAGTCCGTCATAGTTCATCAGGAAGATGTAGCCCTTCTTGTGGAGCTTGTTGTTGCGCTTCACATAGCCGATGGTGTTCATCTTAGTGAATGAAACTGTGTCGGCATAAGCATTGCCGGCTTCGTTCAGGGCAACGTTACCGAAACCAAGCTCTGCCTCAGTGATGATGGAAGAGAGGTTGTAGTTGCCTACGTTGCCGATACTCTCATGTGCAGGAGCGACTGCCAGTACAGCCATAGCAGCACCGATGTTGCCGACGACTGCAAAGTTCGGGGTGTTCTGTACCGCTGTGTTCAGGGCAAGCTGGATTGCGTGAACGCTGTCACTTGAAGCCTGGCCGATGAGCATAGAAACCTTGTAGCAGTTCATGTTGGCGATGTCAGGCAGCTTGTTATAGTCGCATACGGCATTGCCTACGATCGGAGCATTCAGGAGAATGTTGACAGGTGCGTTTCCGTCATAGTTGGTCTGGTTGACCTTGCCGCCAAGCAATTCTGCCTGTGCCTGAAGCTTGGAGATGACACCACCCTCGACGAGAGTGTATTCTTCACCCGAGCCAGCAGTTGCGATAGGCTCTGCAGTCCATACACCGATCTGATAGATTATGCCACCAGCTGCGGTCTGCATCTTCTCAACGGCTGAGAACGTTGTGTCGGTTGAGGAATCCATGAATGACAGGAACAGGCGCTTATTGGTTCCAGCCAGCGTGAAGAAACGGCTGACATGGTAATAAGGCAGACCCTTCATTACATTCTCATCAAGACCGGCCTCGTCAACATCATCCATTGTGTTCACCTCGATAACGTTGCCGTTTGCGAATGTGGCAGCGGCCTTAGTACCGCTTCCGAGAGCTGTAGCAATACCACCGATACCCTTAGTATCGAAGATGATACCGCAGACATTCTCAGTGCTTACCATCACTGAACTGGCAAGATTACCGTCGGTGTCGGTGGTAAAAACACCACCCAAGTTTGTTGTTGTTGCCATTATCTTAGTTTATTGTTTATAGTAAATATTCTTGTAAAGTTTAGCGTTTCCACGCATTGCAGGAGGAGTACCCTTCACATAGACAAATCCGCTTTCTGAGATATACATCTCTGGGAGGTTCTTGTAGAGTTGCATGCACTTATCCACAACGGGAGATACATCTTCATCTTTTTCCTTCTGCTCCTTCTCTACCGGACGCTTTGCTTCAGCCACCTCTACTGGTGCGACTTCCACTTTCACATCTTCTTGTTTTGGAGCTTGATTTTCTTTTGTCTTTCTCATAGGGCGTTATAATATGGAGGGCGGTCTGTCCGGCTGCCCTCCGTTTTGTTTGTTTATGCTGTAGTCAACGGCAAGTGAGCCACAATCTCAGAAGGCTTGACGATGTTAACGTCCATCTTCATGAGCATCTTGAAGAAGTACAGCTCAGAGTTGTTCTGAAGCGGAGCAATCTTGATGACATCAACGTCGTTGGCATAGTCAACACCCATCCAGAGGTTCGAGTCACGGCCATTAGAGAACTTACCGATGATGATGGTGTTCTCAGGCAGTGCAACCATAGGAATGACACGCTTGCCACGGAAACGGTGCTCGTTCTCGGTGCGGTTGTCGGTGTACTTGTGGTGCTGGTTCGACAGGTACTCATCGTACTTGTCCCATGTAGCATAGTCCATCAGAATGGTCAGGGCCTCGCTGCTGCGGATCTGGTAAGGAATCATCTTCCACAGATTGTACAGCTCAGTCTGAACCTGCTCACCAGTAGAGAACGAACCGTTGCCGCCCATCACGACCTTGCCGCTTTTAGCGTCCTCAGAACCACTGGCTGCGTTCACGTTCTCCATGATACGTGCAAGAGCACCGTCGAAATACTTCATCGGACCATAGGCATCCTCAACACCAAGGGGAGAGGTTGCACCAGTTGCAGTCGATGTGGTGGTATACTTTGCTGCGGTTGCAGCCTTAGCACTGCGCCAGATAGCATCGTTGATATACTCCTCCTTGCCCTCGATGAGCAGACGGAGCATGGTTGCCTGTACCTTCGGATCAAGTGTACGGAACACCAGGTTTCCATCTGGCTGGGCGAACTTGTAATACTGCTCGAAGTCACGGGGGTTGAACTCCAGGTATACCATGAAGTCGTTTGGCTCCAGGTAGCGTTCTGCGAAGGTGTACTCACCCTTGCTGTCAGTTGGGCTTACCGGAGTAGGCTTGCGATCCTGGATGATACTGCCAAGACTTACAGAAGGCAGGGTGTATTTCTTCTGGATGCCGGCCTTAATGTGAATCAAACCTTTCTTGAAGGTTTCGTTCTCTTGCGCGGTATAGGTGAGAAGATCTTCAAGAACCTCACCAGTGTAGTTAGTAGTACCTGCGCCGAAATTGAATGTTGCCATTATTTATCTGTTTTTAATGTTTATGTCAAATGTTTTCTTAATCCAAGGTGCGGAACTTGAAGTCCTCACCAACGACCTCGGTGACCTTTGCCTGCATAGCTGCCTCGGCATCCTTCAAGCCTTCCTGAGCCTCCTTCTTGTTCTCAGGTGTGTTGGTCTGCTCACTGAGATTCTCACGAGAGGGGATAGAGTCGAGGGTGCGCTTAACCAGTTCAAGGTTGTTCTGTGCAGACTCAATCCAAGTCTCACGATCTTCCTTGTTGATCTTGCAAGCGTTGATGGCTGAATCAACCATTTCCTCAATCTGCTTAGTGCGAGCCTCTTTCTCGGCATCCTGATATTTCTTCAGGCTGTCCTTAGTCTCACTGAGATCCTTCTGGAGGTTCGCAACAGTTGCCTTGCTGCCATTCAGTTCAGTCTGAGTGTCAGAAAGCTCTTTCTTAACCTTGTTCAGTTCTGCCTTGGCCTCTGAGAGCTTTGCGTCAGCCTCCTTCAGCTTGTTAACCTCGGCAAGAACATTAGACTCCGTTGCCTTATCTCCGGTAAGACCGAGAATAGCGGCAACTGCTGTCAATTCATTCTTATCCATTTTTTCTTGATTTAAATTGGTTTGAATTTGTTTGTCATCCTTTTGCTTCTTAATAGATTCCAGAGTTTGATTTTGGGTTTCGGCCTCGTTCACTAACCCCATGATATCGCTTATCTTACCGAGGTCTTTTAAACCATTTATTGATGCAGCGACACGGTTACGAACAGCCTCCGGGGTTTTGAGTACGTTGGCTTCTGGAAGGAAACCTGCAGACACGGCCTCTGCTGCGGTAAAGAAGGTTCCGTCATTGCCCTCCTCGCCGTCCATGATTGCCTTAATGGTCTCGTCACTGAGGTTGAAGCGCTGCTTGTAGATCGTAGTCAGCTGCTTTGTGAAGGCTTCAGTGACCTGGTTGTATTCTTTCGTCTTTCCATCGCTTTCAATGAATGGATTGTGGATCATGAGAAGCGCATAATCCTTCATGAAAACTTCATCACCTGCAGACCAGATAATGGATGCCATTGAAGCGGCAAGACCGTCGTTGATACACTGGGTAGGAATCTTGCAGTCCATGATCTTTGAGAACACGGAGATACCTTCGATACAGCTTCCACCGACAGAATTGATGTGAATCCTGATAACTGATGGATGCACGTATTCCTCCAGGTATGTGAACTCACTGATGAAGTCGTTCACGTTCCATTTCTCAACATCGGAATAGAAATGTATGTCAGCCGGCACGCCCTCGGCGTAGGTTCCGACCACATATTTTAATTGTTTTTCCATTGTCAAATATTTTCAAATTAATAGATTTAACATTTCCAAATCGTGAATCGCCTATCCCTGGTCTTCAGGCTTCACGTCATCGACCGAGGGTTTATAGCCAGTAGCCTCTTCCCACTGGATCGGGTGGTCAGAGTTGTCATGGTCGTGAGGATTGATGTCGGCGATTGTAGGATCTTGGTCTGAGTGGTTGGTGAACGGTGGCATGACGACGTGTTTTTCTATCAGGTTCCTGTCATACCATACATTACCGGACTTGAACCATACCTCATAGGTCATCCAGCAAGGCTGCAATGAATTGTCAAAGCTTTCCATAGGATCGATATACTGAAGCTGGCAGCGTTCCTGAAGGACGGGGTAGTTCTGCATTTCCTCCTGTATCGTCTCATGGATTCTCTCAGCGACATACTCAACGTCCATGTCATGGGTGTCATCTTGCGGATTTAATCTGTTAAGGACAAACTTTATCCTCAGTTCGGCACGGCCCTCATTGATTCTCTTGGCCGTTGTCAGGTATCTCCAGTTTATCAGGTGATAGAAGGCAGCAGGGAAACCAAGGGTAAATTCCTTGTTATGCTCCTTCATGACAATCCTGTTATACTGCCCTGTGTCTCTCTGTACGGTCTTGAATATCAGCGGACTGTCCTCGACACCATATTCCCAGCGGACTTTCCTGAGAATCTGCTTGATGGCATCCATGACCTCCATCACGGCATTGTATGTTAGCTTCTTCGGGATGGACGGTTTCGTGTTTGTGCTTGTCTGTACCGATGTGCTGGGTGCGTTATCACTGACTACTGTTTTTCTTTTCTTATCAACTAACATTATTTCCTTGCTTTAGGCATTACAAATACATCATCGAATAGATATGTTCTCGCTATCTGTCTGGCAAAGTCGAAGAGGTAGGTGGAGTGTCCCATGAACTGTCTCTGCTTTACCCTTGTCGTAGGCCGTTTTCCTCCAAATCCATTTCCATAGGTCATACCCATCTCACCGCCGTTGTTGTGTACTCCGGCATAGCAGATTGAGCGTCTTGTCTTTCCGTTAGGGTATACATGAGGTTTGAACTCGGAAGGATCTGTATATACCGATCCGCCCTTGCCTTCCTTTCTCTGCTTGATAGAATTGTACAGGTCTCCGAACTCCTGAAGGATTCCACCAGTTCCGTTAAATCCGCTTGCTTTTGGCCATGTCTTATGCCTGATCCTGTTTTTCTTGGTATTCTCACTCAGTTCAGGCCATGCAGATCCGTCTGCGCTGTAGAATCTCTTGTACTTGAAGGATTCCTGGAAGATCTTCTGCGCCCTGAGAGAAAGTACGATGGCAAAGTTTACGGCACTCTTGTCCACGTTGTACCTGGCAATCCTGAGATGTGTCCTGAAATCACCCAGTGAAAGGTTGCCGCCACCACCTCCTTTCTTGGTTATCCATGCCTTGCTGGTGGTTCCCCTTCTTGTCGTAGGGTCTATCCTGTACCTCGAATACTCGGTGTTTTTTCCACGCATGGCATACGGTATGAACTCCGACCTGAAGCGACCTGCCTCATTGAGGAAGTTCGTACCACTGGGAAACAGGTTAACCTGTCTCCCGGTAAGGCCGTAGCCACGACTTGAAAAACCCTTAGTTGCCGGCATAGTAGGAATCCTTTATGTTTTTCACAATCCTCTTCAGCATATCCACATCTCCCTTTTCCACTTTGAAATAGGGGTGCTTCTTCCCAAAGATCCTTCCGCACTTTGCGAGGGATTCATCGAATATTCCGTTCAGCTCCTTCGGCTTCTTTGGTACCCTGGCCTGAACATTCTTCATGTCATTTCCCTTTGCGTATATCCATCCGTCATTAGATTCGAGGAAACATCTGCATCCCCATTCAATCGGAGGTATCATCCAGTCAGGGAAGTTGATCTTCCTATCAGTGAATCCCTGAAGTGCAAAGTGCCACGGCCTTACACGGTCATCGTTCTGCGTCATGTAGGTAAGCCATGTATTCTCTGCTATTCCGATCCACCAGAGTGCAATGGATGCTGCAAACTCCACGTCATTGTTCTCGACAGTTGCGTAGGTGCTGTTGTACAGTTCGCAAAGCTCATAGTATTCCTCCATTGCTTCATCGTCGTTGAAGTCAATGCCATATCCGCTTTCCTGAAGCATGATGGCTTTCTTCATGAGCTGGTATTCCCCAGCCGTTGAGAACTCTGAAAGATTTTCCACTGCGGCAACGAGACGGTCACGCATATCGATGTCATGCTTGGTGAGGTTGTTGTCGTCAAGGTTCTTCAGCAACTGGAGTGCCCTGTCATTGTCAATCTTCATTCCCTCGAACACGTATGACATGGCGATCTGCGTCCTCAGCTTTGCCAGTTCCTCCAGTGCCTCCTCACGGCTTACGTCACCGTCAAGGTTCTTCAGCAGGGCAATGAACATGGCAAGAAGGGCTTTGTATTCCTTGTCACGCTTTGCCTTTTCCTCATCGGACATCTCGGCTTTAAGGCTTTTGTATATATCAGAGATGCGACCGCCTTTAATCACATCTCTTCCAGAAAATTTACCTTGGCCTGTGAATCTCTCGGATGACCGTATCTTCTGTAGTATTCCTCATCGGACATGATATGGTGGTCGTTGTCTCCGTCATCAAGTCCAGTAACCCTTCCAGCTGAACTGAAATCCATGAGGTTTCTCTGTTCGCCGACCTGGATTCCCCATTCCTTCTGAATGACCTCCGAGTTGACCTCATACTTCTCGGTCAGCATGTCGAACAGCTTGATCTTGTCCTCGGTGGACATATCGATCTGGTTGCTGTATTTGAAGTACACGTCCTTCTTGATGTAGTCCCAGTATTTCAGGACTGGAAGCACCTGCTCGTTCATGACATTCTCAACGAACTTACGGTAGTTCTTCACCCTTGCCCTGAAGATATCCTCATGCGCCTTTGTGGAACCGACATAGGACTGGGTTGCACCTGCCATACTCTCAGATCCAAGGAGAAGGTTCGACACCTCCTTGTTCGAGTAGTTGATGAGCGTGTCATAGATCTTCTCAGAGTTTGACATCGTGAATGCCTTGATGTCTATCTCGTCATCCTTTCCGGTAACGAGTATCTTGTTGGTGGCAGCTGAAGCAAGCTTGTTCGCCAGTCTCTGACGTGCTGTATTGTCCTCCGCAGCAGTCTTTCCATGGATGATTGGCTGGCCGTATGTATGGCTGAAGTTTACCCAGTTGCTCAGGGTGTATTTCTTTGCAAGTATAAGGGGTGTGGTCGCTGAGAAAAGTCCGAGGTCGTCGTTGTTGACCAATATATAATTATGTCTGTAGGTCTCGGAATCGATGTTCCATCCGGGGTCCCACTGGTGCGCTCTCTTGATTACACGTCTCTGGTCAGCAAGCACGTTTCTCCTCTCAATGATGTTGACCTCCCTGAGAAGACCTGTCTCCTTGTCTACCTCGTTAATGATCTCTATCAGTGAATATCCGTAGAGCTTTGAATCAAGAATACCCTTGATGATCTTCTCGAACTGGATGCCCTGCGCCTTCTTGGATTCCTCTGGATCGATCTCCCATTTGCCGTTTGAATCCATACGTGCAAGCATGTATCTCTCACCAGTAAGTTGAGAATACAAGGTCTCGACAACACCACGTAGGTGTGCGTCCTGGACATAGCATGAATCATAGATGTCCATCAGTCTGGAACGGTCATCGAGAACGGTTCCGTCATTTACCTGGCTGACGATCGTGCGGTATCTGTCATGCCGTATGATTTCCTCGACATACTGCTGGATCGTCTTCTTTGCGATACTGTAATAAGCTATCAGACTCTCGGTGGTGAAGAAATCACCTGTTGAGTTGGTCTCGGTTCTTTTTCTCATTAAATCTGCATTTTATCTTTAATAGTTCAGGCTGGTTGGAAATGATGTCTGAGGAACAGAATGCCAGTAGCCTAAACCATGTCAAATGCCGATTATCCGATGTACAGTTAAATGTTTTTAATTTTCGTGTTGTATGTATTTGGTTATCAATACTTTGACAATCGTTAACAGTTAAGGCAGCCACAAATAGTGTACTGGCAAAACTATTAATTTGCGATTTGTACACTTTAAATTGAAAAAATTATGGGATTATTCAGAATCAAAAATTGCTACAAGTTTGATGACCAGGAGAGTGGCGAGATCAAGAAATTCAAGGAAGAATACCTTATCTCAGCGGTCAACTACACTGAGGCTGAAACCTTCATCGTGAAATTCAATGAGATGCACGACTACAACAGGTACGTGCGTGCGGAGTATGAGATCATCAAGGAGAAGTTCACAGCCGACGACATCTACGTGAACGATGTGATTGACCACGACACTGACAGCATCGGAAGGTATGTCGAACTGTTCTTCGAGAACGAGACTGACAGGCTGTTCGGTGTGACCGTCAAGTATTTCGGTGACAAGGAACAGAAGGAGAAGGACTACAAGATGACCTACTACATTCCCGGGAAGGACATGGAGAGTGCGGTCAATTATTTCAACACCAGGATTGCCAGCAGGAATGACGACTACATGATCACGAAGACCACTGCGGACAACATGACGTCGCTGTTCCTCTCGCCAGAGATCTGGAAGTCTTTAATGGATAGGAAGCAGGATCATGGACTATAAGATCAATAACATCGCAAGGGAAGTAAGGTGCGAGGAAGTCCTTATCCAGGATATCCAGTCACTGCTCTTTACTGAGCTTGAAAACGTGGTGGTGTTTGACGCTACCGCTTTCTGCCGGATAAATGAGTTCGGCGAGTTTGACTGGAGGACGTTTTCAAGGATCAACAAGGTTTACATCGAAGGGCTTGTGAATAACACCGGACTTGACAGGAAGAAGCTGTTCTTCAGTGAAAAGAACGGACATGTGCTGGTTGTCCAGGACCTTGTGTTCATATTCCTTGCATTTATTGATCCTAACCTCTGCGTGTACTTCAACAACCTGATAGCGGATGCAATAAGCAACGGCGTGGCATTCTCAGATGGTTTTGCGGTGCAGCTCGCCTCTCAGAGGATTCCGACCGATGTACTGAAAGATATCATAAACAAGAGAAATGACAAGGAACAAGGGTGACGCAAGCAAGTTCGGTGAGCCTACCAAGATACTGGCATTCGATCCAAACATGAAGCTGACTGCGATATTCAGCTCATACAATGCAGTGGAGAAGATTACCGGGAAGGTTCACCAGTCTATCCTGAAGTGCTGCAAGGGACCGAACATATCCTGTCTCGGGCATTACTGGAGGGAACTGGCGCCTGACTTGGAGATCAGTGCCGACGAAGACCTCGACAACCTCACGCTGCTGGAGTATGACGCAGCCGTTGGTGTGAACAGGAAGATCTATGCCACAAACAAGATGAGGAAGGGCGAGGTTATCTTAGAGAGTCAATTCAAACAGAAATCATATTTATTATCCAAGAAAAGAAATGGAAGAAACAGAAGTAAAGATTAAGCTGGATGGTGGTATTATGCCGACAAAGGCCAGCAAGGGCTCGTCAGGGTATGACCTGTACTGCCCGAAGGACATGTATCTTGATTACAACCAGAATACGGAGGGCAGACTGATAGTCAAGCTGGGCATATCATTGGAGATGCCAGTAGGCTATGAGTTCCAGATCAGACCGAGAAGCGGATTCTCAGCAAAGGGTATCGAGGTTGACGTTCAGTATTTCGACCAGTTCGGATTCTGCCTGCATGAAGAAAAGGCAAGACTGAACGCTGACGTGAAGCTTGGAACGGTGGACAGTGATTTCAAGGATGAGATAGGTGTCATCATGCAGATCAATTCATTCGGATTCAAGAAGCCTGACATCGACTACGCATATTTCAAAGTTGTACTCAGGGAGAAAACTCGAATTGCCCAGGGAGTTTTCAACATCGTCCCGCAAGTTGAGCTGAGAGAGGTTGATGAGATTGACAGAACCGTTGACCGTGGCGGTGGCTTCGGACATACAGGTGCTTAAAATAAGTAATGTACGTGCGAGGGATGGGCGGTGTCCATCCCTTTATTTTTGTTAAAACGGAATTTTGTAAAGAAAATGCAAGCCACACGTTACCAGTGCTTTACAAAACTTTTACACATTGTTAACCAAATCATTTTTAAAATCCGATACAAAAAAGTGAAAGTTGTAGTATATTTGCACCGAAAAACAAAAATCACAATCACATGAGCGTAAAAGGAAGCATAACTACATCGGACTATCTGCCGTTCACCGAATACCAGCGACTGGTGAACGAGCTTGAAAAAGAAGGGGAATACAGGTGGGCAGCCTATTGCCTGTTGTCATTCTGCCTTGCACTGCGTGTCAGCGACATACTGAAACTGACATGGAAGGACATCTACGAGGCAAGCGGTGTGAAGGTAACTGAGAAGAAGACCGGGAAGACAAAGTACGTACCGATAGGCAACAATACGAGGGATCACCTGATGGTCCTCTATGAGAAGATGGGGAAGCCTGACATGAGGAAGCACATAGTCGTGAACAAGCACGGCCAGGTCGTTTCAAGGCAATACCTCAACATGCTCGCAAAACAGTGGAAGAAGAAATACAACCTCCAGCTGGGTAACTTCTCCACGCACACGTTCAGGAAGACCTTTGGCAGGTACGTGTACAACAAACTTGGAAAGACGCAGGAGGCCCTTGTCTACCTGAGCAGGATTTTCAGGCATGCATCCATACAGACCACGATGATCTACATCGGACTGAGGGATGACGAGATAGGCAGCATATTCAACTCAATCGACGTGTAATGAAGTTCATCAGGGACACCATATCGTTCTGCTCTGAATGTGGGAAGAGAATCCTCAACTACGGCTATGACGATTCAAATCCCATATACAAGATCATGAAGGAGAGGAATATCTGCTATGAGTGCGCATACTGGCCGAACTTCATCGCAAACCCACCCGAGCATCTTGAAATAATCGGTGGGAAGTGCTACCAGGTATTGCCAGAGCAGCGGAAGACACCGATGAATACACTCGGATCTGATGGCAGGATGCACTATCTGCTGAGAAAGAACGGAGAGATTGAGAAGAGCAATGATGTTTGGCTCCTGTCAGAGGTTCCGCTGAAGCACAGGGATGAGCTGAAGGACACCGCATGGTGGATAACCAAGCGTGCCTATTTCAAGCTGAGAAGGCTTCCGTTCCAGTGCTGGTCTAAGGGCTGCATGGACAGATACCACTGCTACAGGTATGACTACAGGAGGGAGTTCAATGAGAACGGACCGTTCAACATACCGCCTAAAGACTGGATAGTCGGTGAGGAGCATTGCAAGGAGTTCGTGAGTATACTCGACATAACGGACTATGATGAATATTTCAGCATAGACGATATATTAAATGATGACAAGCAGTTTAGTGTCAATAATAATTAAAGGGAATTATGGAAACTGAAAGCAAGAAAAGAAAGATGAGAATTAAGGAAGAGATTGTCAAGAGGATTGAGAATGACAATGACGTGCTTTTCATAGACTTTGATAGCGAGAGCGAGCAGTCTTACTCTGTGATCAACGGTGATGTGTCAAACATTGCGTTGGCAATCTACTCCACGATCATAAACGGGAAGGAAAAGAAGACGCAGATTGCCGACTCGCTTCTCAGGATGGTCAAGGACATCGTTACCAACCTGATGGCCAACGACGACGACTACTACGAGCAGTTCAAGAAACTCGTAAGGAATGTCGATGCCGATGATGATAATGATCTGTACATTGATGACTTTGAACTTGTGAACTGATGAGATTTACAGAGACGGACATTGAGATCCTGCTTAACAATCCCGGAGAGGTGAGCGACAGGCCGTACCTGCTGTTCACCTCCTATGCGCTGAATGCCATCAGGAATCTGGTGATAACGGACGATGATGACGAGGATCAGGAGATGTGGGGCGAGACGGTGGACAAGGACATGCTTGACAAGTTCCTCTCAGAACTGGTTGAGGATTTCATGAGTTCTTCAGCTGTCACCATACAGTCACACATGTACACCATCAGGAGGGCTTCTTCCATTGAAAGGGACAGGCTGAGCCATGTCTTCAATTTCAAAACAAGGAACGGCTGCTATGTCATTGAGAAGGAGGGTGTCGTCAACATAAACGAGGGCGATGACAGGTCCTACAATGATGCAAAGGCTGAAATGCTTGCAAACAAGGAGTATCTGAGGAAGGTCATTATGGTTGCCGAGGACGATGAGCATGACGGTTGGAGCAAGCTTACCGACATGGAGGTTGCCATGTACTGCTGGGCATTGTACTGGAACAAGAATAAGATTAACGACATTGAGGGTTTCCAGAAAAAGTACAGAAGCTGGCACTCTCTCACTGATGGTGAGCTGAGGAAGGGGTGGTCTGAGCAGTTCAAGGAAAGAGGCATACCCGGTGGCATGTACACTTTCTCAGCCGAAAAGGTAAGGAAATGGAACGAGCTGCATGACCAGGAATCTGTGATTGACAGGATCGACAAGAAGGCAGCTGACGACTACTGGTTTGAGAAAGCTTCAATTACTACATTCAAATAGAGAGCCACATCAGCGGCTCTCTTTTCTTTTCTCCAGTATCATGTTCAGGAAATCCAGCGCATCCTTGTAATAGTAGAAGTAGTTTCCTCTGGTGTACCTTGTGTTGTGGGTAAGCAGGTAGCTGTCCTTTGCGCTGACGATAGTGAACTTGTCTGAGATGTACCAGTATGTCTCTCCCTTGGCAACCCTCTTGACCGTTTTTTCCAGCATGCCAGTCCTGTAGTTCCATGCAAGACCTTCCTTCTTCAGCGTCTCGTACACCTCATCCATTCCCTTTTTCGTGATCATCCTTACGTCAGCCTTTCCATGGTAGTCCTTCACTACCATTCCGTCACTGACATAGAAATGCAGCCTTACCAGGTCACCGTCAAACTCTCTGAACACACCGTTGCAGTCTGTTCCGTTTATGGTCAGTCCCACCATAGTGTTCTCCTTCGGGCAGTATGTCCTGATGAGCTTTGACAGTGATGGGCTGTACCTGTAGCCGTTGTTGGAAAGTTTGTTCATTATCTTCTTGCAGTCTGCTATGTTTGCCAGTGATACCTGATCGCTCTTGAACCTTGTTTCTTCAGTCGACAGTTCCCCGGTTGGTGCCATCAGTACGTTGGTGATCACTTCTTCGCCGAACTGGTCGGCCACTATGCAGATATAGTCTTTGCACCTTACTATGTTGCTTGACGCAAATCCGTTCTCCATCCAGTCGACAAACTCTTCATAGGTTGACTTGTATTGTGGCCTGATGGCCCTGTGCATGCTCCCTCCTCCGTATATCCCCTTACAGTAGTCAAGGACTTTCTGCCAGTCCTGGTCGGTAAAGGAACAATTCTGCAGGTGTCTTTTTACTTGTGCCTTTAACTTGTCCATGTTCATTCTTATTTTCTGCGAATATAGCAAATTATCACGAGAAAGGCTGGTAAACAAATCAAAAATCTTGTTAAATACATGACGTTTCAAAGTTATTTGACAAATCCTCAGTCTATTATAGTCTGAACAAAACAATATTTATGATAGACAAGACAGAGGAATTGGATGAGCAGGAAGACGAGATCGTAGTGCCTGTGCCGAGGATAAGGTATCAGCCCGAGATGTATTACGTGGACAGGAAGGTGTTCACAGGAAAGACCATGCCGATGCCCTATGTCCTCCTGCTGTACCTGAATGAGACGGAACTGAAGGTGTTCACCCTAATCATGGACATTCTCAGAACCACAGGGCACTGTGAGATAAGGATGCAGTCGGTGGCCGACATTCTCAGGACTACCAGGGCGACTGTCAGCGAGGCATACAGGAAGCTGAAGGCGATGAACCTGATCAAGGCCGTGAAGATTGGAAGGAAGAATGAAAAGACAATAAACTTCAATGCCATCCAGCATCTCCATGAGGAGACCAAGGACATGAAGCCAGGTGCCATCGTTGCCCTGAGAAAGATGATGAAGGACAGGAACGTGATGGACATGACACCGACTACCAGGAAGCTTTGGATGGATCAGTTCATGTACAAGGATGAAATTGAAGAGGAAGAATACAATTAAAAATTTTTGATATGATAGAGAAATTGAGAAACGAGGCCGAGAGATGGGGCAAGGAATATATCCGCTTACTCGGCATAGTGGTTGCAAGCAAGAAGAAGGAGCCGTACAACATGGGAGTGAAGGATGGCATAGAGAACACATGCCTTCCTGCTTTCATGGCAGGTGCGAGATATGTTCTGAGGTCGCTGGTGAAGAAAGTGACCTATGACAGCTTCCCGAGAAGAAATTCATGGATCATCGCAATATGCTTCGGCGGCGAGAGCGGCCAGAAGTATACATGCACATGTTTCGTGGATGAGAACAGGAACCTGAAGGGTGACATCTTCGACCAGGGGGACATGAAATACTGGGTTGAGATCGATGAGCTGATGGACTATATCATTAAAGACAAGGAGAAGAATGACGGTAAGGATAATAAGTAAGTACGGTGATCTGCTGAAGGAATACTATGCAAGCGGATCGAGCAGTGAGATACCAGTGGTCGGTGATGGCATGGTCATCAACGGGGAGAGCTACAAGGTTGTCAACAGGACGGTGGACGTGGATGCCTTCAGCTACATACTGGAAGTGTGGAAAGTGGTGGAGAATTTAGATGGCAAGGTCTGATGGCAAGGAAGAACAGATATCGCAGAGACCCTAACAAACCCATACACTTCGAGTGGCAGCCGTTCGGAGGTTTCAGGGTGGTGGCACTGGATGCAAAGCTGTCCGACTTCCAGGGTGTGGCATCCATTGAGAACGGTGTGCCCATCATGAAGTTCCCGGAAAAGACCGTAAAGGATTGCCGAAACATTGACGGTTGTGTCTATTATATGCTGGGAAGGGTTGACGAATCCTACATGATAGAACTGATAGAGAAGTTCCAGATGCTGCTGAAGGAAAAGCAGGGATGGAAGCCCCAGAAGGGAATTATTATCGAATAGATGATGTACTCAGATAGATTTTTGTTTTCATTTTAGTATTTTGTTATTATTGATTAATGAAAAAGACCGAGCTTCACAGTCCGGTCTTTTCTCTTTTCATGAATAATACAAATCAACTTAACTAACTAACATTTCATCGAAAATGACTCACCACATGAAATTAAACAATCTACGTTTCAATCCAAGCAAAAAGTAAATCTTTAGTCCACCTGATAATAGTCTG